AGTAAGAAAGCCATGCTGATGAAGACCGCAATGGAGAATGGGTGCAAGTCGGTTGCCGCCGCAGAGATGGAAGCCTACGCAGACGTCGAATACATTGAGCTAATCAAAGGGCTTAGCGTGGCTGTAGAGAAGGCTGAAGGGCTCCGTTGGGGCTTGGTGGCAGCACAGGCAAGGATCGAAGTATTTAGAACTCTTGAAGCATCAAATCGTGCAATAGATCGAGCAACAATGTGAGGACACTATGGAAGAACCATTACTAAAAGCAGACGGATTTGATAAAGCCATCATTGGCACGGCACATGTATGGCAAAACAATACAAGAGTCGAGACAATGATCTATCAAGCAGAAAAAATACTTGACATCCTGGTGGACGAAAACGGCATGACTCCAGAGGAAGCTTTAGAGTATTTTGACTTCAACATTGATGGTGCATATGTGGGTGTTACCACACCAATCTACGTATGGGAATACGATGAACAACAATCTGACTGAAAAAGAAAAAGCCTACGTGGGGCTCGTCAAGCTCCTCCCTTGCTCAGTATGCGATCAAGAAGGCCCGAGCGACGCACACCATGTCAAACAGCACAGGCAATACACCGTGGTTGCCCTCTGTAAGAGTTGCCACCAAGGGAGCAAGATGGGTTGGCATGGGGAGAAAAGAGCGTGGGCAATAGCTAAGATGGATGAGATTGACGCATTAAACGTGACTGTCAAGAGGGTAATTGAGCTAATTCACGGTCATTGAGTGGCAACAACTCCACTTTAAGCAAAAAAGCAACAAACTAAAATATTTTCAATTATTTTACAAAAATAAGGGTTTCCCCTAGACAGAATATCTAATATTTTGTTAGACTACAAGAACTGAAACAAATTCAGGTTTAACCAAAAAGGAAATTATCATGATTACAGAAACACAAGCAACTATCCAAGCTCTCGCAACAGTAGAGTCTTTAACCTCAGACATCGATGCACTCTACGTGCTCGACCAACAAGCCAAAGCATTGGCTGACAAAGTCAAAGAATTAAAAGCTTCCATCGCTAACAAGTACGATGTAGGCACACACAAAGGCGAGTTGCACTCAGTCAACGTCGCTCTCTTCGAAGTCAAGGGTACAGTTGACTATCAAGCTCTCTGTGTTGCATACGGTATCACAGAAGAAGTTCTCAACACCTTCCGCAAAGAAGGCCGTGCTGACATCCGCGTTACCCCCAAGAAGTAAATTTAATGCCCCTTCGGGGGCTTAAAGGAATCATCATGAAATATTTCAAAGTCGAGCAAAACCCACACGCACCCGTCAACGTGATTGTTACAGGCATAAGCGAAGAACATCAGTTTGGAGAGGGTTGGATATATTGTCACAGTTTTGAATCGTTTGAGCATGCTACAAAGGTCGCTGAAGCAGCGTCTAACTTTGCAGGCATTGACTTCATTCCAACCGAGAGCAATGGTTACTTTGAGGTGGTCGAAGCGCCTAAAGTACACGACCCTGTCTCATATGCATTTAATGGTGACTCTTATCCATGTGGGTACATCAAGTCAATCAGCAAGACAATGAAGAAGATCACCACTACAGAAGGTAAAGTGTTCTATCGTAAAAGAAACACAGGTACTTGGCTCATGCATAAAACTTGGTCATTGATCGATGGCCACCACAGCGAACTCAACCCACACTTTTAATTGGAGAATTACTATGAGCGACTCAATAAGATTTCAAGCAGACGAAAGTCGTGCAGTTTATGTCGGTAAATTTGATCAAGACATTTGGTTGTCAATCCAAGTGCATGGCGGTGGCGCCCATTGCGTCATTCCAAAGGAAGAGGCATTCAAGATGCTCAAGACTTTAGAAGAGTTTTTAACTCATATGGAAGATGCATGAGGGTACAACCCATCAAGAACATAGAAGTAGAGCCTTGGCTGTTAGAGAAACACTACGCCAAGCGCATACCTCAGATCATGTTTGCATTTGGCTTGTACGTAGAGGAGGTGCTGACTGGGGTGATTACGTATGGCATCCCAGCCTCACCGTCTCTGTGCATGGGAATTTGTGGAGTTGAACACTCAGAGCAAGTGTTGGAGTTGAATCGGATATGCCTCATGAACAACAAAAACAACGAGGCAAGCTACTTGGTGGCACACAGCATTAAACAGCTTCCCAAGCCCTCCATAATCGTCTCATACGCTGATACAGAGCATGGGCATGTAGGATATGTCTATCAGGCCACAAACTTCTTATACACGGGTTTAAGCGCCAACAGAGTGGACTGGACAATCAAGGGCCAAGAGCACAAGCACTCCAAGACCATCTCAGATGGCATGAGCCTTGAGACCATGAAAGAGAAGTATGGAGATGACTTTTATTATGTGCAGAGATCACGCAAGCACAGATACATTTATTTCCATGCTGACAAGAAGTATAAGAAAATGTTAGAGTCTAAGTTAAAATATGCCATCGAGCCTTATCCAAAGGGTGACTCACGTCGATATGACTCTGGTGGAAACGTTTCCATACAAATGAATTTGTTTTAAGGAGAAAACAATGGACAAAGATTACGTTTATACCCCTGCGGGCACTGACATAGCTATACGGTGGAAGGCCATGGGATGGATACCACCAAGCGAACAGCCAGAGTATCAACAGAAGTGGAAGTTCTACCAAGAGCTACCCATGAGAAAGTTAGACGATAATGCCAAGAAAGAGTATGAGGCAGTCATGCGCAAGGCCAAAGTAGCAAGGATTAAATAATGGGTTTCTCATCAAGAATATCACCCACCAATAGAATCCGAGAACAAATCAATTTGAGGGATTTAGTTGATAAGCATGGCTTGGCTCTACCCATAGAGCCGAACTTCGAAGAACCACAAAAGGATATTTCGGAAAGTCCACAACTGGCTATCCATGCAAATCTTTATGTGTTCAGTGGCCACACATTGGGAAATCTAGTAGATGAAATTGTTGAGTTTGCCTACCAAGAAACATTCAGCATGATCAAACGAAAAATGCAATTCATGGAGGAAAACGAATAATGGAAAAGAAAGAACTCAGTGGGTTGGCTCGCCAACTCCTACAAACATCAGGGGCTCAGACATTCTTCACGCAAACAGAGTTTGATGATGCTTTGGCATTAGCTCAGGCAGAAATCATGCATGTGGCTGTGGAGACCACCAGAAGAGCCATACTGATCGAGCGTGAAGAGTGTGCAAAGCTCGCAGATGAGTGTGTTGACATTGAGAAGCTTGGAGAGGCAATTCGCAACCGTATACCATCACAGAGGCAATAACATGAAAAACAAAACAGAAATCGTTCTCTATGCAGTCTATGCATTTGCAGTCGTCGTTATCTTATTGGACATGTTAGTTTGGAGGCAAGGATGAACAAGGAAGAAGAAGAAACCAATCAATCCATCGAGGAAGAATTCCAACGCATGGTGAGGCGCAATGACTGGAACGCAACCATCAGGATGGAGGTACCTTTGACCACCAAGCTTGTAATCCCTGACATGTTCAGGAATGCAGTATTGGAAGAAGTCGCGCTAGAGTTCGACAAGCTAAAGAACTTCGTAGACACAAGCCAATCGTTCGCAGCGTTCGTGCGAGGTATGAAGAAATGATCAATCCACCATCAAAGGACACATGCCTATGGTTGGCAGAGTTCTACCATAACAGGCAAGGTAAGAACTATGAGAGGCTAATGTGGATGTATCTATTCTGTCATGGATGGTATGAGCATTGGGTAGAAGACTGGTTACAAACAGAGGATTAAATATGGCAACCGCAACAAAAAAAGTGGCAACAACTCCACCCAAGAAGGCAGTGGCAACAACTCCAAAAAAAGAAAAAGTGGTAACGTTACCAGAGAAGATGTATTCCATGCCTGAAGAGGTTAAGGAATGGATAGATCAGGCTATGAGCCGAATGAGGCACATGCAAGGAGAAATCTCGCGCCTCAAGGAAGAGAACGCACAACTCAAAGCCTATAGGAAGTTCGCAGAACATAGAATCTTGAGAAGCGAAGCAGAATAAGATAAACTTCAGGCTATGCACTGAAATATCGTGCGAAAGGACTGAAA